GTGAAGTGACCAACGCTTAACAGCGTATAACTTGGGCCCGCCTTTCGTGAGGAATTCTCTCCCCGCGAGGGGCGGCAACCCAATACAGGAGATTAAATGGCAAGTTTCACAAATCAGACAAAGGAATGGATAGGGACAAGAAGCATACCTTCTGTGTTCTCTGTCAGTAGTCTTACTCTTACAGGAGTAACAGCTACTGCCACAGATCCTACTGCATTTACAGCTACAGAACATACTTTATCAAATGATGATTCTGTAATTCTGTCTGGATTTACAGAGATGGTTGAAGCAAATGGTCTTACTGGTATAGTTGAGGTGGTTACTGCAAATGCATTTCAAATTAAAGGTTTTAGTGGAGATCCAGCAGAAACTACTGGAGGTACTGTAGTAAGATCAGGATCTACGTTAAGTCCCTCATTTTTAACAGAGGCAATTGAGCAAACTACCCTATCATTACTTGGAGTAGATCCTTCTAAGGTTCATTTATATACTGATAGCACTCCTGTTACTATAACCTCAGGTACGACGGCTCCTAATACAGATCAAATTGTGACTATAGATGCTGATGGAAGGCCTGCTTCACAGATTTCTTTTGAATTGTCTGTAGATGCTGCTGACTCTGATAGTATCTATTACGCTACTTTACGCAGTCCTGTATGGTGGCTTGAAAGAGGGAAGATAAAGGTTTTACCGTCATCAGGTGTTACTATTTGGACGATGATTAAGGTAGGAGGACAGAGTGTTACAACTGCAAATGAAATATCGGGTCATGTAACAGGAAACTTTCCTACTAGATACATAGGATTATTACCACTTTATTGTTCAGAGAGAATCTTAGCTTATTGGCAGGTAGATATGAGAAATAATATTCCTGCCCTTAGTGATCCTACAGTAGCTCCATTAACTAGATCTCAATATGAAGCATTATCTTTGGATGAGGGATGGGAGATTGTAAGGTATTTAATTGAAACAGAAGAGGATGTTGAACTTGCCCAGGCTAAAATCGGTCAAATTGGACAAGAACAGCAACAATGGTTTAAAGATTATGAATGGCTAGGCCAGCAATTACAGGCTGTAAAGGCTGAATATATGAGAAGATTAGGAGCAGCATAATGAAATTAAAGGAAATGATAGAACGAGTTCAACAACATCATCCTGATATGGGAGAAACTGAAGTTAAAAAGCTTATAAATAATGGTATGAGGGATTTTTCAATAAGAACTGAAATGGTTACTGGTACTTATACTTTTCCTACAGTTATAAATGAACGATATTATACTTTACCTGATAACATATTGAAGATAAATGAGGTTTATTATGATGCTTCTGTATCCGGTGGTAAGCGAATACCAAGACTAGTTGGTAAGCCAGAAGAACAGGATAGGGCTTAATTATGGCAGAACAACCTACATATCCTCATAAGATAGATAAAGATTACGTATGGTGGATAGAAGATAATGAAATAGCTATAGCATATATTAAAGATACAGTTACTGCTGGATCTACTGGTACATGGCCCAGAAATAGAACTAGTATGGGAGAATTTTTATCTCCACATGAAGCAAGTGTTGTGAGATTGCATGTTATCAAGACTGCTGGTAGAATAGGTGGAGAGGGTGGTTCGGAAGAATTAGATGATATGGAAGATGTACCAGAATTACCTCAGCAATTTCATGAATCATTAATTTATTATGCAATAATGAAAGGTTATGAAAGATCTGCAGAGGGATTAGAAAAAATACCTTACTTTAGAACTGAATATGAAAGAGGAGTACAGGCTGGTACTAGATATACAAATACCAGGAGAATGAATGGTCCGAGGAGTGTAACTACTAATAAAATAACAGGAATACGATAATGCCTACTTTTACCTATGAAAGTGGTCCAGGGGCTACTGTTACAGGAGCATCAACAACCGTAAACGATTTTTTTGTACTTCCCCCAGGAAGAATAGGAATTTTACAGTCTCGGGATGATTTAGCGGCACATTTCCATATAGATTCTGGATCTGCTGCAGAAATGTTCCGATTAGAGAATGATACTGGTAAGTTTCAATTTAATGTAGTAAATGCTACTCAAATAGAATTGAAGAATGTAGATGTTGGCGATATGACCTTTCGAATATCCTCTAATGGTGGTGATGCTGGATTACTTTTATATGCACCAGGTGCTAATGGTAGGTTTTGGATTGATGAGGATGCTGCTACATTAAATATATCTCGAGCAAGTACTGCTGGAACTGCAGCACTCACAATTAATACTGCTGGTGATCTAAGCTTAAATAGCAGACTTATAACTAATGTATTAGATCCAGTTTCAGCTCAAGATGCTGCTACTAAGACCTATGTAGACACTGCTGATGTAGCAGATTTAGATTTTAGTGGAGATAGTGGTACAGGTACAGTAATTCTTAATTCACAAGCTTTTGCAATAACTGGTACTGGTATAACAACTGCAGCATCTGGTGTAGGACTTGCTCTATCTATAACCAATACTGTAGTTACAGCTGGATCTTATGGTGATGGAGGTAATATTGCTACTTTTACAGTAAATGCACAAGGACAATTAACAGCTGCAGCAAATACTGCAATTGCTGGATCACTAGAAACATCTGGAGACTCTGGTACTGGTTCTATTACACTGTTAACTCAATCATTAGCTGTAACAGGTACTGCAAATGAAATTACAACCGTAGCATCTGCACAAGGCGTTGCTCTATCATTACCTGATGATGTTACTATAGGAGGAAATCTTACTGTAACTACTGCTTTAAAAGGTCCAGCTTCTTTTACAATTGATCCTGCGGCTCATGGTGATGATACTGGAACAGTAGTAATCGCTGGTAATCTTCAGGTAGATGGTACAACTACAACAATTAATTCTACAATAGTTACTATAGATGATTTAAACTTTAGTATAGCAACAGATGCTGCTGATAGTTCTGCTGCTAATGGAGCAGGAATAAGTATTGGTGGTGCTAATATGACATTTAATTATAACCATACAAATACCTCAATGCAGTTAAATAAATCTCTAGAAATAACTGGTGATATATATGCTTCTAGTGGATTTAAGGTAGGGGTAGATGGGGATGCTACTACTATTGATGATGCTGTTACTGGCTCATCTGGGTCTACTACTTTATATATAGGTGATGAATCTATACTTACATCTGGCGATATAGGAAGTAGTGTACAAGCATATAGTGCTAATAATGCACTTACAACAGATAAACTTAGTGTATTTGCTGCTACTACTTCTGCTGAATTATATGGAGTAATAAGTGATGAAACAGGGAGTAGTTCTGGCACTCCTCTATTAGTTTTTAACCAGAGCCCTGTAATAACAACACCTACTATTGGAGATTTTACTAATTCTACACATACCCATTCAGATGCTGCGGGTGGAGGTGCTTTAGCTGCGACTGTTATTGCTAATGGTACTGTAACCAATACAGAATTTCAATTTATTAATAGTCTCTCCTCTAATGCACAAACTCAGATCAGTGCAAAACATCCTACTATAGATGCTTCTGCAAGATTAGATGCATCCTTAATTGGAGATAATGGTAATGTAAGTAATACGGAATATGGGTATTTATCAGGGGTAACATCAGATATACAAACTCAGTTAAGTTCAAGTGTTTTTAGTAATTTAGTGGAAATCTCAAAAGAAGCGACAACATCAGGTGATCCATTGGAATGTCTAAGACTAAGTGTAGTTGAAGAAAGTGATGTTGAACTTACATTTGGCCACGGCCCAGCTATAGATTTTTATATTCCAAATGATCTAAGTTCAGCATTTGGCGGAAGAATAGCTGTTGTTAAAAGTAGTGTCCTTGATGATAATGCTCAGCCAGAAATGGAGTTTTGGACTACAGAGTATGGATCTCCAACTCGTAGAATGACTATTATGGGAAATTCTATGAGAGTTGGAATTGGGACTCGTACACCTACTACTAGCTCTGCTATGGGTCTGGAGATAGAAGATACAAGAGATGGCAGTTCAACTAGAGGTGGAGGCTTGAGACTCAGTTCTAACACTGATGGTGTTGCAGTGGTAGAAGACGATAGGCTAGGAGTCATAGATTTTGCTGGTGACGAAACAGCGGGTTCCGCTCAATTTGTTGTTGGGGCAAGAATTGAAGCAATTGCAGCTACTGATTGGACAACATCTGAGAATGGGACTAATTTAGATTTTTATACTACTGATGGCGACGCTGTTGAGACAAAACGAATGACTATTTTAGCAGGAGGCAATGTTGGTATTGGAGCTGATGTACCAGTGTATAAATTAGATGTTACTGGAGATATACGAGCTACTGGCGATATTATAGCTGGTGACCTGCATCTTGATAATAAACATAAAGGTCCTAATGAAGTAGATGGTACTCAAGGATCCTGGACAATACAAGAGGGATCTGATGACTTATTCCTTATTAATAGGAATAATGGAAAGAAATATAAATTTATGTTGAGCGAAGTATAATATGGCATTTAAGTCTGGATCTACTACTGTTATTTCTGGAACCTCTGCAAATCCTAGTTTGGATGCACCATTTCCCGATTATCACTTAATAGAAGGTGTAAAAATTGGAACTCAAATTTGGATGGCAAAAAATTTAGCTGTAATTAATTATAGAGATGGAACTCCAATACCATGTATTGCCAATGAGACTGCTGAAGCTGATGTATGGGAGGGTTTATCCACTGGAGCATGTACTAGTTATCATACTGCAACTGGAGCAGATCCAACTCCGGAAGGATATGAATTAGAGTTTGGCTTGCTATATAACTGGTTTGCAGTAAATGGAGATGATGGAGGAGGATCTGGTACAAGAGAATTAGCACCAGAAGGCTGGCATATACCTTCAGATGAGGAGTTTAAGACCTTAGAGATGTATTTAGGAATGAGCGAAACGGAAGCAGATGATACTGGATCGAGAGGAACTGATGAGGGTTCTAAACTTGCAGGAGAAAATTATATTTGGATTGATGGTGATTTAAATGCTGATTCAGAGTTTTCATCATCTGGTTTCAATGGTCTTCCCGCTGGTTACCGCAACGGCAGTAGTGGTAGCTACAGCCTTATGGGTAACTACGGTTACTTTTGGTCGTCTTCTGAGTACTTTAGTAACCTTGCCTGGTACCGGGCACTGTATTACAATTATCCAAGAGTGAGCCGGAACTACTTCAATAAGCAATACGGCTTTAGTATTCGTTGTATAAGGGATACAATATAATGGGTTTTTTTGTAAATAATACAGAGGTTATAAATGATGTCCCTGAAGTATCAGCAGCTGGAACGCATGGGGCAATATATCCAACTATAACTATTGGAACTCAAACCTGGATGGCAAGGAACTTAGACGTAACTCATTATAATGATGGTACTCCAATACCTTGTATTACAGACGATGATGATTGGATAGCTGATACAGTAGGAGCATATGTAGTTTATGATAATGATTTTGAGAGTAATAGACTATATGGCAAACTATACAATTGGTATGCAGTGGATCATGCTTCTGGACTTGCTCCGAATGGCTGGCATGTTCCTTCAGATGATGAGTTTAAAACCTTAGAGATGTACTTAGGTATGAGTGAATCAGAAGCGGATGATACTGGACTTAGAGGTACAAATGAAGGCAGTAAACTTGCAGGAAGTAGTGATTTATGGAATGATCATGACTTAGTTAATAATTCAGAGTTTGGAACAAGTGGCTTTAACACCCTTCCCTCTGGTTACCGCTTCTTCAGTACTGGTTACTACACCAATATGGGTAACGACGGTTACTTTTGGTCCTCTTCTGAGGTCAGTAGTTCCAATGCCTGGACCCGGACTCTGCATTACAATACTTCGGCTGTGTACCGGGCCATGATCGTTAAGAACTACGGCTTTAGTATTCGTTGTATAAGGGATACATAATATGGCAATAGAGTTAACAGATGTATTTACTGATAATGGATTGTGTGAAATACCACCAGCATCAGGTGCATGGGTTGGTAAAACTGTTACTATTGGAACTCAAACTTGGATGGCAGAAAATTTATCTGTGACTCATTATGATGATGGGACTCCAATACCTTATCTTGATGATGCTGATTGGATAACTGATACAACAGGAGCATATGCAGTTTATGATGATGATGCAGAAAATAGTCTATTTTATGGCAAAATGTACAATTGGTATGCAGTAGATAATTCTGCAGGGTTGGCTCCAGATGGATGGCATATACCTACAGATGCTGAATGGACAACATTAACTGATTATTTAGATGATTTGGGTGGCACAAGTTCTGGTGATGAAAGTTCTAAACTTGGATGTAGGCAGGATTTATGGAATGCTGGTGATCTGATAAGTAGTCCTTATTTAGGAATATCTGGTTTTAATGCCCTTCCCGCTGGTTACCGCCTCTACAATTTTGGTTACTACACCAATATGGGTATCGCCGGTTACTTTTGGTCGTCTTCTGAGGCCAATAGTGTCTCTTCCTACTACCGGGCTCTGTTTTACACTGCTTCTAATGTGTCCTCGGGCAACGCCAATTTGAAGTACGGATTTTACGTCCGCTGTATAAAGGATTAGAAAAGATAATAACAACAAAAAAGGAGTAAGAATGGTAAAAGATACACAGACCGTTGATAAACCTAAAATTGATAAAGCAGGATCTAATGGTACTGTAGAATCAATGTTAGCACAGCCGGAGGACGTTACTATTATTTTCAATACAAATGAATTGGAAGTATTAGTTAATCTTCTTGACAGTGCTGTTCGTGCCCAAGGACTAAATGCTGCCCAAGGTGGCTTTGTTCTTGCATCGAGGATTCAGCAGGCTTTAACAGCCCATAGAGCTAGTAAAGGGGCCTAGTGGCCAATAAGGGCTTAAGACATTATACTGGGGATGAGACTTGTAACCTCGTCAGCCCCGGTTGATGTTGACGATATAGATGATATAGGTCAGTTTCCTATCCTTAAGATCCTTGTAGATGGTACAATGACGGCAATAACTCTTCGTGGAGATCATTTCACACTAGATGGTACTATATCTGGTAATGCAATCTCTGTTTTGGCAGGTGAATCATATTATGGTCCGTTTAAAGAAATTACACCAGTGGGAGCCTGCGTAGTAGCGGCTTATATGGGCTAATGCATAGTTCTGGATTTCAAACATATTATTCTGATGCTGTAGCTGGATTAGATTTAAATCAGGCTACTAAGATTACATGTAGACCATTTAGAACTTATTATGTGGAAGGTAAAAATGATGTTATATATGGTATTAAATTACTTTCTAACTTTACCAGGGTTCAGGCAAAGTCTGAATTCGGGGATGATCTGACATTAGATGGTGCTGCATATGACAGCAAAAGAAAGGAAGGTTATATAGGAGGTTTAGATGGGCATTTAGCAAGTCATACATTAATAAATGGTCCATTTAAAGAGGTTAAACTAGTAGATGGTTTGGCTGAATTACACGCTATAGGTGAGGTTAAGGAAAGGGATAGTTTTGATATAGATGCCGATATGGATATATATGCTAGATTTGATGGGACTGCACACACAGACTATATGACTCCTGCTGGAGTTCATGGATCAGGGTCTATAGCTACTGGGACAAACATTTTAACATGGTTAGATCAATCTGGCAATGGTAATCACCTTACACAACCTAGTTCACCTAGACAGCCCGAAGCTTTTAATAATATAATTGCTGAAGGTAATGATGGCATGAGTTTTAATGAGACAAATCTTGAATATTTTACCGCTCTAAATTCTAGTTCATTTGATTTTGGTATACAAAGTAGTGCAGGTCCTGAAATGCAATCATGGACTATAGTCGCTGTAATAAATACAGATGGAGGATATAATGGGACTATATGCTCACGTGGTGATAGCACTGTTACTACAGATTTGCAGTATTGGCTATTAGTTGATGGACAATCATTTGCAGGAGGTAATTATGGAGGATGTACTTATGTAACAGGGCCAACGGCAGTTGTTGGTGATGAATGGATAACTGGTGGTACGGTTATTATAATGGCTACCATAGGAATTTTAGGACAGGATGCATACTTATTTCATTACAGGGCCACTGATGCAGATGGTACAAACCTACAGGTTGCTGGGGATCTTTCAAATAAAAAGCTACATGTTGGTATAGCTCAGACTACATCTAGTTATGTATATGGATTTTCAGGATTTATGCATGAATTAATTTTTATAAATAATAGACGGAATAGTGATAATGATAATATCGGATGGGGTCCAAATCAAATGACATATGAACAGTTGGATGCTCTCGGTAATCATCTTAGCAATAAATGGTCTGCGACATGGGTTGCAGGCGTAACTTAAGGAGTATGACATGAGTGATGAAAAACCAAATATACTAGGTAAACTTCCAGTATACAATGATGCAGGAGAGATATTTGAGGCAGGTTCTGACAAGGTTCAGTTTGCACATAAGATTCAACGAACATCTGATTATGCAAGATCAAGTTCACAGGCTACTACAGAGCAAAGAACTAAAAGGACAAAGAGAACTACTAGAAGAACTGCTTCACAGGGTAGTGATCCTGGAATAGGTAGAAGTTCTCGACCTTCTTATAAGTATGGTGGTGGAAAATCAGCATCAGATAAAGGTAGTGGAACTGCCAAAGGTGGAAAAGGTAAAAAATAATGCTTGATACTTTAAAGACAACAGGAGCAGGTATGGGTGGATGGTGGCTATCAATTAGTGGATGGTTACCGGAAATAGTATCCTTAAGTGTGGGAGTCGCCACACTTATATACCTTATCATTAAGATAAGGAAGGAGTTAAAAAGCTAACAAAGGGAGGTTTATGTTGAGGAGAAAGAACCCTATGAAAAGGGCAATAGTAACACCGGATAAGCATTTTCCGTATCATGATAAGGCTGCAATAAATGTCTTATGCAAAGCAATAGAAATAATTAAGCCTGATATTTATATTGATATTGGGGATGTAGGGGAATGGGAAGCTTTTTCACATTGGAAGTATAAACATAGAAAGGCTCCACCTTTGGAATTTATGATACCTGATTTTGACAGGGATGTAGAAGCTGTAAATAGAGGAATGGATATCATAGATGAATCCTTAGATAAGGTTAATTGTACTGAAAAGTATATTACTGAAGGTAACCATGATAATTGGCTGAATATGTGTGTTCAGAGGTATCCATATCTTACAGATTATTATTTTAAGGATGCAGTGCATCTAAAAGCTCGTGGATATAAATATCATCAGTTTGGTGAGCATATGAAAATTGGGAAGTTGTATTTTTATCACGGTCATCAGTATGGTGGCCAGTATCATGCATCAAATCATTTAAGGAAACTTGGATGTAATGTCATGTATGGACATTGGCATGATCTACAACACATGACAGCTACCCATATGGATGGACCTAAAGCAGCATGGAGTATAGGATGTTTAAAGGATATGTCACCAGGTGCTAATTTATGGCTTGGAAATAGAAATGTTAACTGGGCTCATGCATTTGCTGTAGTTGATTTCTGGGGTAGTGATGGGGAGTTTACCGTACATATTGTACAGATTATAGATGGTAAATGCTCCTTAAATGGGGAGCTGTTGAATGGGAACAAATAATGCAAATATTGGATATAATAGAAAAGTTTGGGATACCAGTAGCGGTTACGGTGGCCTTTGGATATTATATATGGGTCCAGAACAAATGGATACGTGGGAATCTAATGGAGGAACTGGATGAATCCCATGATAGGCTTGAGAATATATTGATAAAATTGATAGATGCGAGTAAGCAGCATTCAATTGAACTCAGGGGTTTAAAGGCATCCTATGCCTCCCTGGTAACAATAATAAAAACACTAATGAGGAGAAAATAATGGACGCGTGGAGAAATGAGAGATCTATAAAGGATCTTAAAATAGAAGTTGAAAAACAGATGCTTGAAATGAGAACTAGGTATGCAGCCCTTTATAAGTACATGGAAGTAATAGATACAAGAACAAAGGATTGTAGACCTGTTGAATCAAAGGAAGCATTGAAAGCTGTAACTAAACCAAAAAGGAAGAAGAAATGAATATAAATGATATAATAGCTGAATACTTATTTAATCCAGAAATGAAAGCAAAGATCCTAAAGGGCTTAAATGATGATATTAATATCCCTATTATAGGAGAAAAAACAGAGGCTAAGATTCTAGATGCTATTTATAGTACTATTGAAGGAGTTCTAAAGAACGTTCTAAAGAGCAAATAGTCTATTGGCTAAAACGCTCCAAAAGATAGGTAAGTTTAATGGCGGACTTAATGTTGATGTAAATCAGTTAGATCTAGATGAGTCAGAGGCAACTGTACTTGATGGATGGTCTGTATCTACCATAGGTGAGTTGAAGATTGGTGGTGGAAATGGATTAGCTCAGAAGTATACTTATGCTACTGATCTTACTCAGGCTGCTGGTGCTGTTAATGGTGCATATCATCTCCAGGATAATGATCAGATATGGCCAATACAGGATGCTAGTGCTGGTGATCTCATGACATTTTCAAATGGGTATGGATTTACTACGTTCAGTGCTGATGTAAATATGGACCTAATTCCTGCTACTGCTAATTCAGAGTTTATAATTGGTATGAAGGGTAAGAATACTATTATCTATGATCCTAACCATACAGACGGTCCTAATATATATACAGTAACCTTTCCAGCTGATTTAATAAAAGTTACATTAATAGAAACAGATGCTGTAGATAATTGGGGACTTGCTGTAGGCCAGATTATAACCTTTAACGGAACTACTGGAGTAGGGGGAGTATCAACTAATTGGGTTGAATATAATGATGCAAATAAGTGGCCTATATTTGCTATAGCTGCTGTCAGTAATAGTGGTTCAGCCAATACATCATTCATAACATTAGCTAATACAAATCTAAATGGTCAAAGTCAAAATCTGACATCTAGTGTAGGACAGCTTCTAAGAAAATGGATGCCTAACTTTGGTGATGGTCTATTGGCTTCTGGAGAACCTATGGTTACAAATAATACAAAACCTGTATTCTATGTAGCAGATGGTAATCTTAGAATATTTGATTCTGATGGAACATCTGCAGAAGGAACTTGGCTTGGATATATAAATAGAAAGAAATGGACTAATACTACCCCAGCATATACAGTGGATCAATGGATTGTAGATGGGACAGCATGTGATCCTCCTGGTGCAATAGCAAATACAGCTAGTGCTCCAGATGAAAGACATAAGATAAATATTATAGTAGGGACTAATGCTAATACAGATTCTATAGGATGGCATTCTGGAAATGGTGGTCCTGCTAATAGCAAATGGAAGATAGGGTGTTCATTTGTATATGATGGCAATCAGGAGAGTCCTATAACTGAGGGTTATACTCTCACAGCAGCTGCAGATACTGAATATAACTTTCAGATCTATTTGAATTGTGATAAACCAGGTACTAATCCTTCTTGGACAGAATTTTCTAATGGTACTGCTGCAAATGATATATGGAATGAAAGAATTACTGCTATTAAACTGTATATACGGGAAGATGGAGCAGGTCAGTTTTCTAGGGATTATTGGTATGCTGCAGAATTCGATCTAGATAAAGGTGGTAGAAAACCTCAAGATACTGATTATCAGGTATGGACAAATGTGTCGGATGGTGTTCAATGTCTTACATTAGATTATTATGTCACCCCTCCTAAGGTTGTATCATTTCAAGCTTTAAATGGAAGGAAATGGAATGATGTAACCCAGGCTAGATTTAAAACTGCTGCTATAGCTAATAGGCGTGCATATATTGGCAATGTAAACCATGTATCTGTTGGTGGTGTTGCGAAGCAATATGAGGACAGGGTTTTAAAAACTATGCCTAATAACTTTGATATATTCCCTCCTGACAGCTTTGTAGATGTTGCCCTGAGCGATGGTGAGTCTATTGTAAAAATCATAGCATTTGGTGATAAGCTTCTTGAGTTTAAACAGAATACATTATATATAATAAATGTGTCTCAAGACACAGAATTCTTAGAATCTACACATGTACAAATGGGTATTACTTGTCCTGGTGCCGTATGTGCAACTCCTGATGGAATAGGCTGGATTAATAGGGATGGATTACATTTTTATGATGGTCAGGGTATAAAAACGCTTACAGAGGGCAAAATTAGCGGTGCATTGGACGATATACTCTATGATGATAGTGAGTTAGGGTATGACCCTAATAGTGGCAAATTCATACTGTTACGGAGCTCTAACCAGCAAGATACAGGTGGACATGAAATATATTCATTAGATATTGGTATTGGTGCAGTAACTAAGCTTAATCCAGGATATCAGGGTATTACAGGCAGTCAGGGGAATCATTTTAGTAATTTTTTCAATAATGTTAAAGGTGACCTCCTTATAGGATTTAATAATAGGGAAATATTTAAATTTTATGATAGTGTGGAGGATATAGATATAAGTACTGCTTCACTTCCACCTTCTATATGGCAGTCTAAGTTATATGATTTTGGGGATTTAGCATTAAAAAAGAAGGTTTATAAAATAGAAATAACATATAAGAATGGTACTGCTGATGGTAATACAGGATTAGTTCCAACCTGGCTTGACGATGAAGGGACTCCTTCAGACTTTTATAATTCAGCAGGAGCTGCAATAACTGTAGTTGCAAGTTCAGTTAATTGGACTAGTGTAGAAATGTTTACAAAGGCAAGTGGTGCAAGTTATATAAAAGGATTTCAATTAAGACTTACTCATACCGGAAGTGCGGCAGAAGCAGGGTATGAAGAATTACAAATAAACGATATGGCAATATATTATAGGATTTTGGCGGCACATTAATGAAAGAAAAGGATAATACACA